GTCTTTGACCATCCCTGCGGTGAACGTGCCGTTCTTCGGTATAGATACCGTCGTAGCGACCGATCCCGTATAGGGTAACTTTGTTGCAGGATCTGTAACGTTCCTGCGGATGCTGACGGAATATCGCTGATTACCCTGAGCGTTTGGTCCTTTCAACGAAAGTGATTGAGTCAATAGCAATGGATCGGATAAACTACCAACGGTAGTTTCGACCATTTCTATTTTATCAACACCGGTTGAACGAACGACGTAAGAGTGATTAGCGGTAGAGCCAGCGGCATATAATACCAAGGACATAAAGACCTCTTTTATAAGGTTAACTGATTTGAACTCACATGGTGCGTAATAGCGCCATTTCGAGGAGAGTCCGTTTCCTTGTAGAAGATAAACGAGGGTTCCAAAAACCTCCTTTATCCCAGAATCCCGAGCTGTCGGACATATCGATTGAATTTCGGTAGAAGATAGAAGATTGGTAATGGCATTCGCCAAAGCTCAATTGTTCTATCGACATGTATCTAGCATAATCGTAAGCACGCCCACTATTTTTGATAGTAGCGTAACGATCGAATGCTTTCGACGTCGCCCAAACTTGGGCTATGTCGCATACTTTCCCATAAAGGCCGTCTTGCGACGAATCCATATGAGATACCGTTTCAATCAGTTCACCGACCCTAAAAAAGTAATCGCAAACGAAACTGAAAGGGATCTTATCCCAGACAGATTCAAGGGGAGTCGTGATACCTAATGCCTGGGCGACCCATTTTACGGGGTCAGCTTTGGCGATATCATACTCTAACCTTAGAACGGCGAACACTTTAGAAGTGACGCCGACTTCGCGATTAAAGCCCCATTCAAGGACGGGCCAATAACGATTACTCCAAGTAGGCCTATAGCCTGCCTTGCCAGTTTCCGTTATTTTACTCGTAGTTGCTTCTGCACTAAGAGTAGTCCAACCTTGATTTCGCATGTGCGCTTGTTCCCAAGCGCGTTGACACCGTTCATATACAGTTAGTATCTGACGAGTATCTGCGATGGTGGTCTGTATTACGAACCGATTGATTAGATCGGCGCGCATAGCATCAGTAACGACCGTTGTAAACGGGCGATTCCGATAAGCTCTGCCTCGTTTTGCAGCCCACCGACCAATGCGATTTAACACACTGGAGGCTTTAAAGAACGGTCCCAACCAAGGTATCAAATCAAGGGCGTATGAATAGCCCATGACTCTATCTTGGCAATTGAGATCGAACTTATCTTGTAGTAGGGCGACTGCTGTATTTGTAACGTGATTATTCACGCCCGAGATTGTCTCGGGTTTTAACACCACCGCTGAATTTATTGGGCAATATTGCTCAGTAAGGTTCCAGTGGGGGAAGCGTGTATCACACGCCAGCAGTCGGGCAGCTGAGCCACTTAAGGTATTGGTTTTGATATGTGAACACCTTTTCCAATTGGAATGGAAATCCACATATTTCGGGCCATCTGCGTACTCGATGCGTTCACTAGTCGACTGAATAAGTCGATTAATGTTCGTTCGAGCCCAGGGGCCAGAAACCGATTGGCGTACGTCCTCTACCCTAAAAATAGGATTAGAAGCGGAACGCTGCTTAGTGGTCATTGGATCATCTTGCGGACTAAACCGCCGATGTTGGGTATGGTTTGGAATGATTTATTATTTTCATCCCAATCTACAGTAGTGACCTTCTGATTTACTTTATAACCCGTGACACGCAAAACATCTTTGATGAATTTGTTGCCGACGAGTGTATTAAGTAATTCATGACCTACCATATCAGACATATCGACGTTGCTTCGCAACCGTTCGAATTGTAAGACGATAGTAAGGTCCTTG